TTCGAAGGGCGAGGATCAGGCTACCAGAAGCAACAAAATCGCCCAACCTGTTGCCTCTGCATCAAGGTCTGCAACCAGTGGGCGCAAATCTGTTAGGTTGACTCCTAGTCAAGTAAAAATAGCAAATAAGCTTGGAGTCCCTTTGAGCGAGTATGCTAAGTACGTATAAAGGAGGTACAAAATGACAGATCAAAAAACACCAAGAAGTGCACAAACAAGGGTAACTGAGGAACGTAGAAAGCCTTGGAAACCACCGTCTCAACTAGACGCACCACCATGTCCTGATGGATATAAGCAAAGATGGCTTCGACATCGTGTAAATGGAGCGGATGATACTAAAAATATCAACGCTAGACTCAGAGAAGGCTGGGAATTAGTCAGAGCTGACGAATATTCCGGCAATTTATACTCTGCTTACAATGGAAGTATCAAAGCTTATGAGGGTGTCATCAGCGTAGGTGACTTGCTATTGGCAAGAATCCCTGCAGAAACTGTTGCCGAGCGTAATGCTCATTACAAGCGAAAGACTGATCAACAGACTGAAGCTTGGGAAACAGATCCTTTAAGGGAGCAACATCCAAGCATGCCTGTCAATGTTGATAGGCAGAGTCGTGTGACTTTTGGAGGTCCTAAAAAGACTGAATAAAGCACACATAATTATAAAGGAGATGAACTATGGCAAATCAAGCTGGATATTACGGGTTTCGTCCGATCAAGATGCTAGGTGCTGCTTACAATGGTCAAGGCCAGACTGAGTACACTATTGCAAACAACGAAGCTTCCGCAATATATCAAGGCGATCCAGTAATACTGGTCGCTAATGGTGCTATTGATGTTGGTTCTTCTGCTGGTGCTGAAATCTTAGGTATTTTTAATGGTTGTGAGTATACTGATCCAACGACAGGAAAGCCGACCTTTTCTAATCATTACCCAGGTAGCGTAGCAGCGGCCGACATAAAAGCATTTGTTATCGATGACCCGAATGTAGTATTCGAAGTCAAAGTAGATGACACTAACGGTGGTCAAGCACAAGTTGGTACAAACTGTAACATCGCAACATACAGTGCGGGTTCCTCAATTGATGGAATCTCAAACGTTGTTATCGATGGTGGCAGTTTTACAACAAATGCTGGCGCTAATTTTAGAGTAGTAGGACTTTCAACTGATGTTGATAACAGTGATTACACTGCAGCAAATGCAGCGATTCACGTCAAGATCAACCTACACTCACTAACAGACACAACAGGCATATAGGAGGTTAAACTATGGCTATATCTAGAAGTCAACTCGTTAAAGAGTTAGAGCCGGGTTTAAATGCACTATTTGGCCTGGAGTACGGACGTTATGATGCAGAGCATTCACAAATATTTGATACAGAAACTTCTGACAGAGCATTCGAAGAAGAAGTAATGTTATCAGGTTTTGGTAATGCTAGAGTAAAATCTGAAGGTGGTTCAATTGTTTATGACAATGCAACAGAAACCTTCACAGCACGTTACACACATGAAACAGTTGCACTTGGTTTTGCAATCACTGAAGAAGCTGTCGAAGATAATCTTTATGACAGAATCTCAGCAAGATACACAAAAGCACTTGCACGTTCTATGGCAAACACCAAGCAGGTTAAAGCTGCAAACGTATTAAACAATGCGTTTGATGCTAACTTTACTGGTGGTGACGGCGTTGAACTTTGCTCCGCAGTACACCCAATTGTAGCAGGAACATTCGCAAACGAATTAGGAACTGCTGCTGACCTAAACGAAACTTCATTGGAGCAGTCTTTAATAGACATCGCTGCATTTGTTGACGAAAGAGGTTTATTAATTTCAACACAGGGAAGAAAGCTTATCATTCCTTCTGAGTTACAATTCGTAGCTGAAAGACTAACACAGTCACAGTTAAGAGTTGGCACAGCAGACAATGATATCAATGCCACAAGAAATATGGGCATGATTCCTGAAGGTTATGTTGTAAACCACTACTTAACAGATCCAGATGCATTCTTTATTAAGACTGACATTCCAAATGGATTTAAGTTATTCCAAAGTTTGACCATACTTCCTCTACTTATACATATGTTGTAGCGAGCAGAAAGGGCGGCGAAGCCCTAGTTATTGACCCCGTATTAGAAAATGTTGAACGATATATTAAGCTAATGGAAGAGCTCGATTTAAAGTTAGTCAAAGTGATTGATACACACATTCATGCTGATCATATTTCTGGTATGGCAGAATTAAGAGATAGAACAAACTGTATTACTATCATGGGAGACGCCACTCCGAGTGATGTTGTGTCAATGCAAGTTAAAGATAATGATGAGGTTTCTATTGAAGGTATAAAATTAAAAGCTCTTCACACCCCTGGTCACACAAATGATTCATTTAGTTATTTAATGAATGATAGAATTTTTTCTGGGGACACCTTGTTAATACGTGGCACTGGAAGAACAGACTTTCAAAATGGCGATCCTTACGATGCGTATAACTCTATTTTTGAGAGAATACTTAAATTACCTGAGGAAACACTTTTATATCCTGCACATGATTATAAGGGAGATACTGTAAGTACAATTGGTGAAGAAAAAAAATTCAATCCGCGTTTACAAGTAAGTTCAGCAGAGGAATATGCAAATATTATGAATAATTTAAATCTTCCCGATCCTAAAATGATGGATATTGCTGTTCCTGGTAATTTAAAGCTTGGGATTGATTTAAAAAGACAAAAAAAATACTAACGGGTTAACTGTTGAAGAGTTTCAGAATGTTACTACAAATGATGAACATGTCCTTTTAGACTTAAGAGAAGATAGTGAAATCTATCATGATGGTAAAATTAAAAACTCTATTCATGTCCCATTTGATCAAGTGTCTGATTATTTGATTAAAGAAAAAGAAAATCTTCAAGGTAAAAAAATCTTAATGTATTGTGCCGTTGGGCACCGATCCACGCTTGCTGTCCAAGTGTCTAAATCTTATGATTACAAAAATTGTTACCATTTGATGGGTGGTGTTAAAAACTGGGTTGCCCAAGGCAATCCTATTGAAAAGAAAGACCACCATTAATGGGTTTTAAATCATTAAATGTTGAAGAAGCTATCAAATCAATTGAAAACGGAGCTTTGATTGTTGATGTTAGAGAACAGAGTGAATATGAGGAAGCCCATTTAAATAATGGGATTTTAGTTCCATTATCGACTATTAGTGCTGAAAAAATTACAGAAATTAATCCTGACAATAAAACGATTTTAATACATTGTCGTTCAGGGAAAAGATCAAAGGTTGCAGCTAATATTCTTTTAAGCCAAAATTATACTGGTGAAATTTTAGAATTAGACGAGGGCATTAATGCTTGGATGGAGTCTAACCAACCTGTGATTTCTAGCACATAAGTGTTTATCTTAGGTCTTTTGGGAGCCTTCATTATGGGCTTAGTTTTATCTTTATTGGGCGCGGGCGGGTCAAT